TGCAATCATTCCAAACCTATGGGACAGCCTTACAAAAGCAATGCAAGATGATTCGTTACCACATCCAAAGCGATGGAACGCCATCAGTTTTTGGTGACGTTAATGTGGATTACAACCTTGCAGATGAGGCCGCACAGCTTAACTTTTCCATAAGCAATTATGGTGTCTGGGACACAGGTTTGTGGGATTCTGCCATTTGGGGGTCAGGTTTAGTGCCAATTGCCAACTGGCAAGGTGCAACAAATATTGGTTATACCTTTGCGCCGTTGTTGAAAACAGCAACGCAAGGCATACAATTGCAGTGGGTCGCAACCGACTTGGTATTCGAGGCTGGTGGTGTGCTTTGAGATAACTTCCGATCATTCGGCTGGTCATTGGACTGCTGAAAAGATTGAGGGTGGTTATCACGAAGCAAGAAGCCGGTCTATCGGATTGAAAAAAAACGGCGAGTTTGTTGCCGGTGTGATTTACGAGAATTGGAATAGGCGATCAATCACTTGCCATATTGCCATTTCTGGTCGGTTGACACCGAAGTACTTGGCGGTGATTTTTGACTATCCTTTTGTGGTTTGCGATGTCAAAAAAATTATCGTTCCAGTAGATGCAACAAATTCAAAAAGTGTCACTTTGGTAGAAAAAATGGGTTTCACAGAGGAAGCCCGAATCAAAGACGGCATGGCTGATGGGGATTTGATCCTGTACACATTGGCAAAGAAAGATTGCAAATATTTGGGGGAACGATATGGGAAAAAAAGCACCAGCACCGCCACCAGCACCTGATTACAGGGGCGCGGCGATTGAGCAAGGCGCGGCTAATTTAGAGTCTGCAAGGGCTACGGCTCGGTTATCCAATCCCAATACTTACACGCCTTACGGTACTCAGTTAGTAAGTTATGACGGCGATATTCCTACTATTCGCCAAACCCTTACACCTACCGCACAAAAGACTTTAGAGGCTCAGCAAGGCGTTGAATTGTCATTGGCTAACCTTGGCGCTAAGGGCGCGAATACAGCCTCTGGTGTGCTTGATAAGCCGTTCAGTTTTGGTGGCCCTGATGTTCAAACCTCATTAGATTTAAGCAATGTGGCAAAGATGCCGGTCAATGCTGGCATGACAGGCCAAGAGGCCATCATGTCGCGCTTAGAGCCGTCTTTGGCAAGACAACGCACAAGTACAGAAACGCAATTGATCAATCAAGGATTACGACCAGGCTCAGAAGCGTACAACAACGCAATTAACCTACTTGGTCAGCAAGAGACAGATGCTAGAACCCAAGCGGTTTTACAAGGTCTTAACCTTGATATTGGCGCAAATCAACAAGGGTTTGGTCAAGCGTTGGAAGCGGGCAAGTTTGGCAATACTGCTCAACAACAAGCATTGGCTGAAGCCATTCAATTACGTCAATTGCCATTGAATGAAATCACGGCATTGATGTCTGGCTCGCAGATTCAGAATCCGCAGTTTGGTGCTTATTCTGGTGCTACGGTGCAAGCCGCACCAATATTTGCGGGTACACAAGCCCAAGGGCAGTACGACATGACCAAGTATGCCCAAGATGTTTCCCAAGCCAATGCAGCAACCGCAGGGCTGTATTCGTTGGGTGGCGCGGCTTTGGGTGCGCCTAAAGGCACGTTTTCTGACCGCAGATTGAAATCAAACATTGTCAGGCTTGGTACTCACCCCATTGGCATTGGAATTTACGAATACGACATATTTGGCGGTCGCCAGATTGGTGTGATGGCTCAAGAGCTGATGGAAGTTATGCCAGATGCGGTGCAAGAGCACCCAAGCGGATATTTGATGGTTGATTATGGGAGACTTTGATGGCAGCAATTAATTTAAGCCCTTTAACCGCCGAACAAGAATCGCTTGACCGCCGCCGCAAGATGGCAGAGGCAATGCAACAGCAAGCGATTTTGCCCATTGAGATGCCTACCGTGCCAGGCGCAAAGGTTAGCCCATACCAAGGTTTGGCAAAGCTATTGCAAGGCTATATTGCTGGCAAAAATCTTGAAAGAGCCGAGGAAGAAAAGAAACAATATGAAACCGACTATATGTCTGACATAGGCTTTCTTTTACGCAATGCTGGTAAGACTGACACCATACAAGGCGATGTAATTACGCCCGCCAAAGAAGCTGTCATGCAACCTCCTATGCCTATTCAAGAAAATGTGGATCAGGTACAAGCCTTAACTGATTTAACTTTTCCTGACCCAACAAATGCCGCTAGAGCTGCAATTGGCCTAAATTTAATGCGTCCAGAAGACAAGCAAAGAATTCAAAATTTGCCTGTGATGTCAGAAGAAAAAATGATTGAGCCTGCTGTGGCTGAGGTAAGAGCGCCAAGCCGACAAGTTCCATTGTTGTCGCCTGATTTACTAAGCCCTGAGAACGCACAGCGTTACATCAAGACTAGCGCAGGAAAAACAGCATTGGCGCAATATTTGTTGCAACAGCAAGCACAGCAACAAGCGGCGGCACAAAAAGCCGCAGAACAAGCGCAAGAATTTAGAGTTGTTGCGCCTGGCGGCACTGTTTTGCAAGGCAACAAACCTGTATTTACTGCGCCAAAAGATTCGCCTGTTCGTGAGGTCAAAACCATTGATGCAAATGGAATGCCTGTAACTAAGTACATTCCAGAAAATGTGCTTTTGACAATGGGTGCAATACCTGATCAATTCAAAGGTTTTGCGTCTGACTTAATCATGTCTAAGTATTTGCCGCCTGCAATTATGAATGACCCGCAATTGCTTAACTTGGTTGGCTCACAATTGAATAAAGCCGCTGGTCAGGTTACCCCACAAGATGTTTCCAACTATATGTTGAGAGTGGCAGAAACCCGAGCCAAACTTGGCTATGAGGGCATTCCATTTAATGAGCCTGCTGGTTTGACTGCCGCACCCAATCCTTTGGTCAAGCCTACTCAAAAAACCACTACCCGAGCTGAAATTGCAGATGCCGCAAAAAAATCCGGAAAGACAATTGAGCAGGTTACACAAGATGCAATAGCGAAAGGCTACAAGGTGCAATGATGGGATTATTTGACGATCTTTATGGAACAACTGAGGTAGCGCCTCAACCTGCAAAATCTAAGGCAAAAATTAATCCTGCTTTGGTTAACGCATTAACGCCACCTGCCGCAATGCCTGTTCAAGCAGATCCGTCTACTGCGCCAGCAAATGTTTTGCCTGTTTCACCTGTTGGTCAAATGTCGCCTAAAGATCAGGCGGCTTTTAATCTAGCGCAAAAAAACCGATTGGCAGCAGAGGCTTTAAAAAGAGAAGAAGAACAACGCAAAGAAGCAAACCCAATGGGGTCAATAACTGAGGGAGAGCGCAAAGCTAGTACCTTACTGACAAGAATGCAATCTTCCACAAAACAATTGCAAGACGTTTTAACAAAATATCCTGATGCTGCAAAACCAGAATATTTGTCAAGTCTTGTGCAAGGTTTTAGTGAGCCTGCTGCTAACTTGATAAGGTCAACGCCTCGCCAACAAATAGAAACGGCACAAAAAGATATTGTGGATGCGTTTTTGACAGCTTCTACTGGCGCTACATATACACCAATTCAATTTAAAGAATTTAAAGAATTTCTTTTTCCGCAAATTGGTGATGATGCACCAACTATAAAAGACAAAGAAAGCCGGTTAAAAACTGCAATCGAAGCAGTAAGACTACAAGCCGGTCGAGCCGCCAAACTTGTACCAGAAACCAAAGCAGGCAACAACCCGCCAACAGGTGCACCGCCTGAAGCCAAGCAAGCGCCAGATGGCAAATGGTACTCGCCTGATCCAGCAAGAAAAGGCAAATACTTACAGTGGGGAGATTGAGATGGCTGGAAAACCTGTTGATTTTGACCCATTTGCGCCTCAACCAAAAGCGGTTGAGTTTGATCCATTTGCGCCTAAAAAGCGGTCTTGGAAAGATGTTGCTGGCGAAGCGTTCACTAATATTCCTCAAAGCGCCGCTGCATTAGCAACCAATCTTTATGACGTAGTTACAGACCCCATTCAAGCCGTAAGAGGCGCGGGCGAACTAATAGTAGGTGGTACACAAAAATTGATGGGTGATCCTTTGTTTCAAATTCCTGCTTTGCGTGAAGCAGAGCAAAATGTGCAACAAAGGGGTAAAGCTGCATTACAGGCGGGCAAAGAATTTGTCGGTCAACGATATGGTGGTGAAGAACAATTAAAAGGCACACTTGCAACAGACCCTGTGGGCGCTGCGGCTGATCTATCGTTGTTGTTTACTGGTGGCGCTGGCTTGGCATCAAAAACGCCTATGCTGTCAAAAGCTGCACCAACATTAAGAACGGCGGCTGAATACACAAATCCATTGAATGCGGTTACAAAACCCATTGCCTCAATGATTAGCCCAAAGGTTGCACCAGAAGTCAAAACATTAATGAATGAGGGCGTTACACCAACTACAGGACAAATCTTAGGTGGTGGGTTTCAACGGCTTGAGGAAGGTTTATCTAGTGTGCCGTTAGTTGGAGACTTTATTAAAAACGCCCAACTTAGAGCTGTAGAAGATTTGAACAAAGCGGCATTTAATCGGGCTTTAAAACCAATTGGCAAAGAATTGCCAAAAGATGTTACAGGGCGCGAGGCAGTGCAATTTGCAGATGATGCATTGGGTAGTGCTTATCAAAAATTACTGCCAAAAATGACAGTAAAAGCAGATAAAACATTTAGCACAGAATTATCAAATTTAAAGCAAGCAGTAGATTCTGGGGCAATGAATCAAACAACCAAAGACTTTTTTAATAAATGGATTGACGACAATGTCTCCAACAAATTTCAAGGTCAAGGCGCAATTACTGGTGAAACTTTAAAGGGTATACAAGAAAATTTCCGTGTAAAAATTAATGAATTGTCTGCATCTACCCTAAATGACGAAAGAGTTATTGCTAGCGCATTAAAAGAAGCACAAGATCAATTTAGGCAATTAGTCACTCGATCTAACCCTAACTATGCAAAAGAATTAAATGCAATTAATACAGGATATGCTAACTTTAAACGTGTTCAAAATGCCGCTGGTAAGGTAGGGGCAGAAGAAGGTGTTTTTTCACCAGCTCAATTGCAAAATGCAGTTAGAGCTATGGACAAAAGCAAAGACAAGGCAAGATTTGCTGAAGGCAAGGCTTTAATGCAAGATTTGTCTGAATCTGGCAAAACTGTTTTAGGCAGTAAAGTTCCTGATTCTGGAACGCCTTACCGAACAATGGCTGCAATATTGGCATCTGGAGGCGCAGGTTTGTCGGGATACCCTGGCATTGCAGCGGGATTGGCGGCTAGTCCAGTAATGTATTCAGCGGGAGGTCAAAAAATGATGGCGGCATTATTGGCAAAAAGACCGGCTGGAGCGCAGAATTTTGCAGAACAAGTGAGGAATAATCAACAAGCGCGAATTGCGGCTTTGTTGGGAGCGCAAACCTCTCCTTACACACTTATCGGAGATCAACAATGAGTTACAACGGCAGCGGAACATTCCAAATAAACACATCTGGGCAACCAGTAGTCGCAGGCACGGTCATATCCTCGACCGCCTTTAACGCCCTTACAGCGGACTTGGCAACAGGTCTGTCCACGGCTATTACAAAGGACGGTCAGACCACGACAACGGCTCGCATACCTTTTGCGGCGGGTATTAACTCAAGCCTAACCACAGACTCATCTAGCACCACCACAGGGTCAATTATTACGGCTGGCGGTGTGGGTATAGTCAAGAATCTTTATGTTGGCGCAAATACCAATATAGCGGGTACTCTTGGCGTTACCGGCGTTGCAACATTCAGCGCTGCGCCCATTTACTCTAGCTTGACTGCTTCAAGCGCGGTAGCCACAGATGCGTCTAAAGCACTTGTCAGTGTCACTAACACAGGCACAGGCAACAACGTGCTTGCTGCTTCCCCGACCTTAACAGGAACGGTAGCAGGCGCAAGTTTGTCTTTGAGTTCTTTAACTTCTGGTCGCGTTGCTTACGCCACTACAAGCGGATTGATAACTGACTCTGCTAATTTGACGTTTAACGGCACAACCTTAACAACTGCAAATGACGCATCTATTTCTGGCCTCACAGTAGGCAAAGGTGGTAGTGCTGTTGCTTCTAATACGGCTGTAGGTTCTGGTGCATTGTCGGCTAATACATCAGGGGCTGGAAATGCGGCTCTTGGTTCAAACGCTTTAAACGCCAATACAACTGGCGGTGGAAATTCTGCATTTGGTCAAAGTTCTTTGTTGTCAAATACTACAGGTAACTCAAACACCGCCTATGGAAACGCATCATTACCATTTAACACAACTGGTGGGTTTAATGTAGCAGTAGGACAAAATTCTCTCTTTGCCAATACCACAGCATCATCTAATACAGCAATAGGGTATCAGGCTTTAGGAGCTACGACTACTTCTGGTGATAACACTGGTGTTGGTTCGCAAGCTATGGCAACCAATACAACTGGTAACAGCAATACAGCAATGGGTGTTGTGGCTCTTCTTAATAATACAACTGGCAGTAACAATACGGTTGTGGGTAAGGGGGCTGGCGGAAGCATAACCACAGGTTCAAACAATGTTTTATTGGGAATATCTTCTGGTAATACAGGTGCAACCGCACTAACAACAGGCTCTCAAAATATTCATGTTGGTGCGTCTACTATTTCTTCTTCAAGTTCTGTGGATTATGAACACATAATTGGTTTTAATTTGACGGGAAAGGGAACGGCCACTGTTTTTATTGGGAACGGCCCCTGTTACCAAAGCAACAACGGAGCAACATGGGCTGTCGTTTCCGACAGACGCTTAAAGAAAAACATTGTTGACAACAACATTGGCTTGGACATCATCAACCAAATCCAAGTGCGGAACTTTGAGTACCGTTTACCAGAAGAAATTACTGATGTACCACAAAACCAAGCCATTGCAAAAACTGGAATTCAGTTTGGTGTTATTGCTCAAGAACTTCATCAGGTTGCCCCAGATTGCGTCAAGACAGAATCAACAGGAGTAATGACTGTGAATACAGATAACCTGACTTGGTACTTGGTCAACGCAATTAAAGAACTCAAAGCTGAAATTGACGCACTTAAAGGGGCATGAACATGGACATTGAAATCACAGCAGAACAAATCGCCAAGCACTACTCTGCCGCTATGGACAGCGTAAACCTTATCAATGGCGGTCAGCCGGAAAATATGACTGATACTGATTGGGCAGATTGCGTGTCACGCAACAAAGAGCATTTGGTCATCATGCTTGCCAAGGATTTTTGGACAACAGAAGATTTGACTCCATTACAACAGGCAGCAATGCAATGACACCAATTGAAGCTCGGGTAGACACGCACGAGGCAGTGTGTGAGCTGCGCTACGAAAGCATAAACGCACGTTTAAAGCGCATCGAGCAGATATTGATAGGGTCATGTGCCGCCATCATTGGTATGTTGATGACGCTGGTTTTAAAGCTCTAGGAACGCGAAATTGATCCGATCAGCATCTGTCTGCTTGCCGCTGGACTGGTCAAAAACATCCAAGCAGGGTGTGAGCTTTTTAAGCAGGCCAAAGAATCTTTTGTTGAAATCAAAAACACTGCTGATGAAGTTATTGCCATTGGCAAAGAGGTTCACGGCTTTTGGAATCAATTGCTTTCGTTCTTTGGCGCAAAACCAAAGCCAACCGTCACAGCAAAGCCTTTGGCAAAAAAGAAGTCAGCTTATGTTGCTGTTGATGAAACCCAAGTCAAAATTGATATTGTCAAAAACTTAACCGAATTTTTTAAGTTACAAGAACAATTAGCCGCGCACATCAGAGAGGAAGAAGAAAAAAGTCAAACTGTCTATGACCCAGATCAAAACTTGATGGAGTCAGCCCTCAAGCGCGTAATGGCGCAGCAAGAGATGGATAGGTTGGTTGTGACAATCAGAGAGACTATGGTGTATCAGTCACCGCCAGAGATGGGCGCACTGTACTCAGAGGTCTTCAAGATGCGCGAAGTCATATCAGAGGAACAGGAAAAAGCTAGACTCAAAGAGGAGGCGAAGAAGAGGCAAGTAGCATGGCAACACAGGGAAGAGGAAAGAAACCTACAAGCAAAGCTCGCGGCAGTGGTGGCGACTTTTATATTCCTCCTTTACCTTTGGTTGTGGCTCCTGTTCGTAAGTCAGTGGGGGAAGAAATGATCGGCTGGATCGCTGCTTGCGTACTGATTGCTTTACTGTTGCCTTTGATGGGGTTTCTTTATCTTGACATACTTGAAACTAAAAATGAAGCCAAATCGCAAGTAGAAAAAGTGGAAAAGCTCAGAAGACAGATTGAACAAAAAGAAAGGGATAAAGAGAAATGAAAATAGTTTGCTTAATGGCCCTAGTTCTATTGTCTGCTTGTGAAGACAGATTTAGATACCCTTGCCAAGACCCTAAAAATTGGGAAAATGCTGAATGCAAGCCACCAATTTGTACCGCCACAGGTACTTGTCCCGAAATGCTCACAACCCCTGACAAGGAGAAAAAGTAATGCCTACCATTGGATTCAAACAAAACAATAGGCTCACTGCTGACGAAATTGAGGTCAGAGTATGGGCGTTCGTTATTGTGGTCTTGGTGACCATTCTGTTGGCTTCTATGGGTATGTTTCTTTACTCAGTCTCATTTGTAACTCAACCTATGAATGGTGCTATGGCGGCAATTGACCGTGTATACACCCAACAGATTTCTACCATCATGGTATTCATCACTGGTGTGCTTGGCGGTGTGGCTGGTCGTTCTGGCGTTAAAGCGATTGCCAATGCGACTGCTAAAGCGGAAGCCATAGACAACGATGAGCCACCAAAGCCATGAGCTTGTTTAACCCTTATGTAATTCTTGGCATCGTCTTGGCGGTGCTGAGTGCCTTTGGCAGTGGGTATTACAGCGGTGAACAAAACGAATATGAGCGCCAACAGCTTGAGATTGCTGAACTTAACGCCAAAGCGCGTGAGACTGAGCAAGCAATGGCAAAGGTAGCGCAAACTTACGGTGAAACATTAAGAAAGGCAAACAATGTTGCAAAGCTCAAAGAAAATCAGCTTCGTGCTGATCTCAGCACTGGTGCTCTCAAGCTGCGGCTTCCTACCAAAGCGCCAAACTGCGCCGTTTCAATGCCCGAAACCGCCACCGTTGCCAGCGGAAGTGACAGCGGAGAAACAAGAGCCGAATCTAGTGGATCGGTTGATGTCGCTGCCGATCTTCTCCAGATCGCAGTCGATGGAGATGCCGCCATCAGAAAGCTCAACGCCTGCATCGAAACCTACGAAACCTTGAGGAACACAAAATGAACTTGACCCCTAATTTCACTTTAGAAGAACTGACGCACACTGATCACAGAGAATTTGACAATATGCCAAATGATGAGGAATTAGCAAACCTGTACCGTTTGGCTGATTTTCTTGAGCAAGTCAAAATTGTGTTGGGTGGCAAAACCATTATTGTGAATAGTGCGTTTCGCAGTGCGGAAGTTAACCGTGCAGTAGGTAGTTCAAATAAATCACAACATCGGCGTGGGTGTGCGGCAGATATTCGTGTGCCAGGCATGAAGCCTGATGAAGTAGTCAGAGCAATTATTGAAGCTGAATTACCCTACGACCAAGTTATCAGAGAGTTTGACCGATGGACTCATGTCAGCATACCTAATGCCGATGATGTCAAACCAAGGTCAATGGCTTTGATTATTGATAAATCAGGAACTAGAGGATTTGCTTAATCAGCAAAAAAGTGCAGTAAGGCAACGACAACGCCAATGCCAACGATTGCGCCAATGAACAAAATTGCAATGGTGATAATTACTTCTTCCATCGGTCGCATATCTCCTGTACGGTTTTGGTTTTTTTAGGTTTTTGGCATAGCTCGCTAATTGACTTTTCTTTTGACTTGCGCTGCATTTGGTAGACATTGAGGGGCGCTGGTGGTAGCAAGTTATAACCACCAACGCCCATCATTGACAAGCACAAAATAACGCGGCTAATCATGTTCGTTTATTGAATAAAACCAATCATCTCCAGCCGTCCACTTGCGTGTGCCATCGACTGAATAAATGGTTTTTGCTGCTTGGAAATCAGGGAACTTGGCTTGATGGATTAGGCTTTGGTCATACCACAGGCATCGGTTGTTTGGTTGGGCGGCAAATTGACCAGATTCCAACTTGATGAAATTAAAAGATTTGTGTTCTTCAGCGGTCTCGGTAAAGCCGGTGTCAACGTCCATACCATCAGCGCAAAAATCCGCAGTGAACATATACGTCCCAAAGTGCCATTGCTTATCCTTGCCAAGAAACTTAACGCCAAGGTTACGCAAGCCAATCTTTTCGACAATGGTAAACCGATACCCCATGCAATCCCATAATTGCAAAATGTCCACAGGTAGGTCACTAGCGCCCTCTTTCCACACATAAGCGTGGATGGGTAGTTTGTCGTACAAAGCGCCGTATTCGGTCAATAGCGACTCAATCCTAAACACTTGCCCTCTGATGGCTTTAAGACTGACCCACACGCAAGGCACAAGCTCGCCATGCCCTTTGGTGTGGTTGTATAGAAACTCAGCCTTGATAAAGCACTGTAAAGGCGGTAATGATGCAACAAGATAGCTCATAGCAACTCCCGCTGTACAGGCACAAAACGCCATTCACGTTCTGCCCTGCCAGACTTTGACTTGGTGGTTTTGCCGGTCAACTCAACCATGCCAAGCCGAGCCATTTCAGGTAACCGCCTGGCTACCTGATTACCATCCAAGCCGGTCAGCTCTGCAATACCGTCTTTGCCCCGAGCGCCAAAGCGTTGGAGACAATCTACAATTTGGTCAAAGTGCTGACTTGCAAAGCTGGCTTGGTCGGCTGCGGCGTGGCTAGTCACTGGATCAAGTGACCGTGCGCGTTTAAAATTGAGGGTCATCTCTAGCTCCTGTATTTGTCTTTTCCTCCAAGTCATAACAGTTTGCCCATCCTGTCCATCCACCATCTGCCAAAGGTATGGTGTCTAACTTAATTTTAAAATTTTCACCATCTTCAAACAAACTGCCAATGGTTTGGTAGCGTTTCTTTTCTTGACCGTCTTTGTTGGTGTATGTGCCGGTGATGACAACGATGTTTTTGATTTTCTTCATGGGAGGCTTTCAAGTTGTTGGATTTTTAAATCTACGTCACCCAAGAACTGAATGACTGAATTCTCAAGCAAATTAACCATTTCGGGGTCATAGTTAATGCGCTTGATGAATAGCTGATGTCTTTCTGGAAGACGTGGATCGAATGAAACAAAGTCGCACCAAGGGCGGTCGGCAGAACACATTTGCCACATTATTTGCGTGATGTATTTGGCTGGCACAGTCTGACTTAACAGCGTGTCAATGTGGGTTGCGGTGTTTGGGCATTTAATTTCAACCATACCCTCATTAGCAAGGCCATCAGGAGAAGCGCCAGACATGGGAATCCAAGGGTGGTCAATAAACCCCACCTCGGTCACTAGCAAGTCCATCCTTGCCTCATAAGCCGCCCGAGCATAAGGCTCAGTGTCTGTACCCCACTGCATGGCTGAATTGCTGTAAGACTCGGCAGGCTTGCCGGTCATGCGCTCACAAACAAGTTGGGCAAGGTAATTTTCGCGGCTGGCGCTTGGCCCTGTTTTGGTTTTGGCAATGATGTCTGCCACACGGCTTGCGGTGACCTTGCCGCATCTGGCGGCAAACCATTCTTCTGTGCGCTGTTCCATTATTTGCTCTCCAACATGGCTTTTTTAGCGTCCTTTTTGGCAATGACCTTAGATTGCCATGCTTGTTCGCCGTTTGTGGCCTTGTACGCCGCTTTATAGGCTTCCTGTAACTCTTTGAGGGTGATGACTTCATCCATTGCCGCCATTAGGTCAAGGATTTGGTTTTCATTAACTGTAGACTTGATTTCGGTCTTGCGGGCGGCTTGGTTGCCATCATCATCCTCGGGCGCAATACCGCAAGCAGCCATCAAGCTGTAGCGTCTGGCATAGGTCAGGGCAGAGCCGTAACCCTGTGGGTCTTGTTTGCTGGCTGGCACATGAAGAATGCCGCATTCCAACATTTCGCCTGATTCGTGGATAAACATGGTTTCCACCATCACGCCGTTTTCGCAGTCATAGCATTTTTGGATCAGAGCTATGCCGTTGTCGTTTAAGCCTGTGATTACGGCTTCAACGCAAGCAGCCAGGTCAGCGTAGCGGCTTTTAAAGTGCGGATTAGTAGAGGATTTGAGGGCTGGGCCAAAGGCTTTTTGTGCTTTAACTAAAGCTGTTGCAATTTGTTTCATGTTGTCTCCTTAGTGAAATTTTGGGCCACAGGTCACATCCACCAAAGTCTCGGCGGTGTAACCATTGATTTTGCGTTTACCGTAAATCGTGATGGCTCTGAGGCCATTCTTTTCGCACTGCTTGATTGCGTCTATCACCTCATTTCTGCCCATTGGCTGGATTTGCTTGTCCATGATCAGCTCTTGCTCGGTAAGTTTTGTTTCGGTAAAGTGGCTGCAACCGACCAGCGCCAGCAATAAAAATGCGTATCTCATTACGGTCTCCAAACAAAAAGGTCAAGCAAAACCACCACAATGGCGGCAATCGATACGATCCAAAGGGCGATTTGAGACCAATCGCGGGGTTTTTTGTAGTGCTCAATATCAAACATAGTCGTGGCTTTCATAGTGGCTGTGGGGAGCAAATTCGCGTTCTAATTCGGCAATAACTGCCGGCGCAAGCACGTTGTAAAGGTCATGTTGACCAAGGTAGCAATGCCACAAATTGCCGCTGACAGGGCAAAAATAGCAGTCAACGGTTGAGGCTAAGTCGGCGTATTCAATTGCCAAATGCTCAAGGCCGGTATCGACCATGATGCGAGCATCGTTGTACGGTAGCGTTTCGATGTGTTTCATGTTTGTTCCTTTAGGGCCTTGCGCCCCATTTGGTTTATTTGTTTTTAAATGGGGAATTGGCTTTGAAGTTGTAGCCAAGTTTTTTTAATTCTTGCGTAGTGTCAGCAAGACTCATGGCGTTTACTTGTTGGTTTGTATAACCAAGATCACGCAATGCCTTGCGTTGGGCAATTGCTAAAGTAACCATCCAATTTGCGTTCATCATGTTGTTTCCTTAAAGACCCTGTGCGTTGTGCTGGGGAATGAATGTATTGTTAAGCAAACTAAACAATCATGCAAGCACTTTGTTAAGTACCTGACTGTTTTGTGGGGATTTTGTTGTTTATTTGTCTTAACATAGAATAAGCCAATGACAAAACAGCAATTAACCCAGTTGGCAGGCTCACAGGCTGAGCTTGCGCGACTATTGAACATCAGCCGGTCGGCGGTATGCCAGTGGGTGGTTGTTCCTGAGCTGCAATTGCGAAGATTGAAAGATTTGCGACCACAGTGGTTTGTGGTGTAACATTGTTTGAAACACGGCTAGGTGGGGGGTAGCTATCCCACCGAAAAGAGAACAGACCCCTCCTGCCGAGGTTTCTTTTTCAGGGTCTTGTAAGGGTCTGAAATGCACTACTACCAATTCAATATTGGTGACTATCTTAGTCACACAAAGCATCTTGATTTAATGGAAGATTTGGCTTATCGCCGACTTCTTGATCTTTACTATTTACATGAACGACCGTTGAACAGCGGTATAGCGTCTGTTGCACGGCAGATTGGTATGCGTGACCATGAGACAGAGGTCAAATCTGTGCTTGAGGAGTTTTTTAACCTATCTGATGACGGATGGATAAACCAACGAGCAGACAAAGAAATTAAGCATTTTCACAGCAAAATTGATCAGGCATCAAGGGCTGGTAAGGCATCTGCTGAACGGAGGATGAGCGCACGTTCAACGGACGTTCAACTAACCAATAACCAAGAACCAATAACCAATAACCAATTAAAACCCTCTATATGTCCACCTGACGGTGAACTTGACTTAGCAAAAAAATTACCTGGCTGTGACCACAAGGCAGTCATTGAGCTATATCACCAGAATCTGCCCACAATGCGGCGGGTGGAGGTTTGGAACGAAACCAGAGCTGGTTACCTACGGCAACGATGGCGGGAAGTGGCGGCAGAGCTAGCGCAAGCGCAAGACATCACCGCATCTGATGTGCTTGACTGGTGGGGTGAGTTTTTCCAATCTGTTGGCAAATCCAGATTTTTGACCGGCAGGGTTAACAGCAAGGACGGTCGGGCATTTGTTGCCGACTTGGAATGGATACTCAAACCAAGCAATTTTGCAAAAATCGTGGAGGGGAAATATCATGGCAATAACTAAGTTTACTCAGCAAAAAGACGATTCTTTTGATGACACATTGCGTTTAATGTGTTCTGTCCAAGGTTGTCCAAACCGTTGGTCAGTTAACTCTGATGGCGAAAAACCCAAGTGTTCAAAGCACCAATGGAATAAAACTGAGAAAAAGACACCCGCCAAAAGCTGGCACGATGTCGGGGAAGAATTCTAAAATGAACTATGAGCACAGAAAAATTGCCAATTCAATCCTTAGCCGACTTAAAGACGGCGAACAATTTAGCCAATCAGTCATCCGAACAGCGCTTAGAGATACAGGAGACCTTACGGACAATGGAAGCGAGGGATTGGATCAGGCGTTACAAAACAAAAATCAAGGCGGTTGGCAAGAGAGAAGCTTACGCTTGGTGGCAAAGAACAATTGACGATATTGAAAAACGCCGAGGTAAAGGCGCGGCTGATGACCTACGCAGGAGAATGAACAATGAGGGCGGCAAAAATTGATGCAAATCAAGAGGCGGTGGTCACGGCGCTACGAACGGCTGGCGCTACGGTGCAGTCTTTGGCTGGTGTTGGTAAGGGTGTACCTGATTTGTTGGTTGGCTATAAAGGCCAAACCCTGCTTATGGAGATTAAGGACGGCTTTAAAGCGCCGTCTGCGCGACTTTTGACTGAAGACCAGCTACGGTGGCATCATAACTGGAAAGGCGGCGCATTAGCGGTCGTAGACAGCCCTGATGCGGCTTTACGCATGATTAGGGTGATTAAGTGAGAAGCCTTGAGCAAAACCGGCTAATGTGGGCAAACCTTGAGGACATTGCCCAGCAAGTGGTCTGGTACGGTCAAAAGCTACCCAAGGAAGAATGGAAAGATGTTTTGACGGCTGCGCTGAAAAAGCAAAAGATCGTGCCAGGCATTGAGGGCGGGTTTGTGGTCATTGGCGCAAGGACAAGCAAAATGAGCGTGGCAGAGATGACCGAACTGATTGAGCTGTCATCTATGTTTGGCGCACAGCAAGGTGTTAAGTTTCGAGCATTAGAGGAATAAAAAGGGGATCGGCACAAGGCCGACCCAAAATAATCACCGCAAGCATTTAAAACGGCAACCAAAAAGAAGTATATCCATGTTCCAAAAACATCAATATGTAAGGTCAAAAAAGTTACTCAAACTGGTGGCGGGGCTTGACTGCCAAGCCTGTGGGTCGGGCAACATGGTGCAAGCGGCGCACACAAATTGGGGTGGCGGCAAAGGTCGGGGCGTTAAGGCTGACGATAATCTGGTGGCTGCACTGTGCCTCAAATGCCATTACGAGATTGACCAAGGCAAGGACATGAGCAAAGAAGAACGGCAAGAAATGTGGGAACAAGCACACATTGCCACCGTAAAAAAACTGCACATTCAAGGACTTTGGCCTGTTGACGTGCCGATTCCAGCGTTTACAATTGAGCCGCAGTTGTCTCCTTTGCAGGGGCATTGACCCCTGCTTTTTTTAGGATAACCATGAAAAAAGACGTAGCCGACTTTATTTCCACGCTGTTTCACAGCTCCACGGTGACGCATTTCATGCACCTGAGCACCGATTCATACGCCACACACAAGGCTTTGGGCAAATATTACCCAGCCATTGTCGATTTGGCTGATAGTTATGCAGAGGCGTATTCGGGCTGTTACGAAAAGATCAAGGACTTCCCAGAGAACTTTCACAACGCCAAAGACCCGCAAAAGTACCTTGCTAGCATCAAAACCTACATAGAAAAAAACCGTGATGCTTTGCCAGACGACAGCCATTTGCAAAACATTGTGGATGAAATTGCCGCACTGGTTGACAGCACAATCTATCTATTGTCATTTAAATGATTAGGATATTTGCTGGCTATGACCCTCGGGAGGCTGTTGGCTACCATGTGTTTTGCCAGAGCCTGATTGAGCGCACCAGTGAGCCGGTCGCCATAACACCGTTATACGGTACACAGCGGGACGGCACAAACGCATTCACTTATCAGCGGTTTTTAGTACCCTACTTCACCAAGTTCACCGGCAAGGCAATATTTTTGGACGCAAGCGATATGCTGATGCTGTCTAACATTGACGACCTTGCTAAGCTGTTTGACCCGACCAAAGCGGTACAAGTAGTCAAGCACAATTACCTGACCAAGCACCCAAAGAAGTACATTGGCACATTAATGGAAGCGGCAAACAGGGATTACCCTAGAAAGAACTGGTCAAGCCTGATTTTGTGGAATTGCGACCACCTAAGAAACCGAGTGCTGACACCTGACTTTGTGGCTGACCACAGTGGATCAGACTTGCACCGTTTCGGTTGGTTGCCCGATTCACTTATCGGTGAGTTACCGAAAGAATGGAACGTACTGGTGGGCGAGCAAGACAACAAGAACGCCAGAATTGCTCACTATACGCTTGGCATACCTGAGTTTGAGCATTACCAAGATTGCGACTTCAGCAAGCAATGGCATAACACCAAGAGCCGAATGCTTAACGGCTTGATCAAAATGAAAGAAGTGGCTAATGTTTGACCTTTTGCAATGGTCAAGGGGCATCGAATTAAAATTACACAATGCAGTTTTTGATAGGTTTCGCAAGCATTCTTTAATTGGCGATCAACCATTTTTTAGCAAACAAACGTTAAGACCCGCCAAAGAATTAGAGCTGGCGCACCCACAGATCAAAGCTGAAGTGCTAAAGATTCTTGAACGATATGAGGAACTGACACCGTTTCAGGTAATGTCGCCAGATCAAGAAAGCTTGTCTAATGATGACCGATGGAAATTCTTTTTTTTAAAGTGCGCCAACATTAAGTTTAAGAAAAACGCCAAAATGATGCCGCAAACAATGGCAGTCATTGACAAATACCCTGAGATTGTTAGTGCATACCTGTCAATTCTTGCGCCGCACAAATCTTTGCCGCCTCATGCTGGGCCGTGGCCTGGCGTACTAAGGGCGCATTTGGGCGTGTTAATCCCAACAGGCAAACAAAAGCCGCACATTATTGTGGATGGGTTTAGGTATGAATGGAGAGAGGGCGAAGTGGTTTACTTTGACGACACCTACAAACATGAGGCGCACAACCCAACAGATGAGATTAGGGTGGTGCTGTTTATGGACGTGCTTAGGCCAATGTCATTCCCCTATAACTGGGTAAATCGGTTTATACTTTCAATAGCAATCTTGTTCCCATACATTTGGATACCTTATTTCAGACACAAAAAATGGGAAAAACAATTCCATAAGGGTAAAAATGCCTGATTACAGTTTGTTAGCCCAAGCCCTGACCCGCCAATCTGGTCTTGCGCCTTACGGCATGAGAAATCTGGAGGAGGGGCAAACCATATCTGAGGGTACAGCAAAAGGCAAAGGCTATTTTGGTGAGATGCCAATGAATCAAGGTGGCGCAATGACCGAAATGTCAAGCGCTTACAACCAAGACGGCAACATAGTTTCAAACCCATTGCTTGTGCCGACCCTGACTAAACAAGAGATTGATCTGCTTGGAATGGGGCTAGAGCCAACGCCAGAGATATACAAAAAAGCACAGGACTATGCCCAGCAACGTATAGGCGCAGGCCAAAGCCCATTTGCAAGCTCGCAAGAATTGCGTTATCCGATGCCAACCAAATGAAGATTACCCAGAAAAAGGTTGACAGCCTAATACCTTACATCAACAACAGCCGCACCCACAGCGATGAGCAAGTGGCACAAATAGCGGCAAGCATTAAAGAGTTTGGCTGGACTAACCCAATATTGGTGGATGGCGACAACAGCATCATTGCCGGCCACGGCAGGCTAATGGCGGCAAGGAAGCTGGGCTACAAGGAAGTACCCACCATTGAGCTGTCAGACTTAACAGAAACCCAAAAGAAAGCCTACATCATTGCCGACAACCGTTTGGCGCTTAACGCTGGTTGGGACAACAAGCTGCTAACCATTGAGCTTAACGACTTGCTGGCAGACGGCTTTGCGCTGGAATTGCTGGGCTTTGACCCTAAAGAGCTAGATGCATTACTTGAGCCAGAAGTAGTCGAGGGCTTAACAGACGAGGACGCTGTTCCTGACGTGCCTGATGAGCCAACAACCAAACGCGGGGACATATATCAACTTGGTTATCACCGATTGATGTGTGGTGATTCAACATTTATAGATGATGTTGAAAAGTTAATGCAGGGTACATATCCTGATCTGATACACACAGACCCACCGTATGGAATGAATGCTGTTAGCAAATCATCTGTATTAAAAAAGAATTACAAAATTGATATTCTTGGTGATGATTCGCCCGATGTGGCAAAAGACGCATTTAATTTGATTTATGGGCTATATCCAGAAGCCAAACATATTTGGTGGGGGGCAAACTATTATTGTTCCGCATTGCCAGATAGCGAATGCTGGCTTGTTTGGGACAAGGACAATGGTCAATCCGATCAAACCGATTGCGAGTTAGCATGGGCTAATTTTCGAAGTGTTGTGCGCCAATTTACCAAATCATCAGAAAAAAAGAATCGCGTACACCCAACACAAAAGCCCGTGGCATTAATGGAATGGATTATTCGCCGTTTCAAATTATCATCTGACACTATTGCTGATTATTTTGGCGGGTCTGGAAGTACATTGATTGCTGCTGAAAAGCATGGGATCAAAGCATTTGTGATGGAATTTGATCCAAAATTTTGCGATGTGATTGTTAAGCGGTGGGAAGACTTTACAGGTAAGAAAGCCGTATTGTTGTTAGAATCCACCGTAACAGCTTAACGAGTTCCCCTATATAAAAGATGCCAGTAATCCCACAAAAGGCTCATAAGCCAACCGATGAGACCCGCAGGATGGTTGAAAGCACCAGCGGATTAGGCTTGCCGCATGAGCAAATAGCCATTCTTGTGGGCATAGACGACAAGACTTTACGCAAGTATTACCGCACCGAGTTGGACTTGGGTAAGGCCAAAGCCAATGGGCAGATAGCCAAAACCTTGTTTGGTAAAGCCACAGGGGGCGACACTACCGCATTGATCTGGTGGACAAAGACGCAGATGCGCTGGGCTGAAACCGTCAAGCAAGAAATTACAGGCGCAGAAGGTCAAGACTTGGTGATCAAGTGGGCAGCAGGGAAATAATACTGCCGTATAGCCCTCGGGAAGCATTTATGCCTTTCCACAATAGAACAGAACGCTGGTCGTGTTTGGTTGCCCACCGTAGGGCTGGCAAGACCGTGGCGGCAATCAATGACCTAATCAAACGAGCCATCACCGAGGGTCATAGAGGGGCGCAATACGCTTATATAGCCCCATTTCGCAGCCAGGCTAAACGAGTGGCGTGGGACTATATTAAGCATTACGCCGCGCCAATTACTAAAACCACCAATGAATCAGATTTGGCGGTAGAGCTGCTTAACGGCGCAAAGATCATGCTGTTTGGCTCAGACAATGCAGATGCCATGCGAGGTTTAGGGTTTAACGGCGTATACCTTGACGAATACGGTGACTTTAAGCCCAGCGTTTGGGGTAACGTCATTCGCCCCACATTGTCAGACCGGCTTGGCTGGGCGGTCTTTGGTGGTACGCCAAAGGGCAAGAATCAGTTTCACGATATTTACAAGGTCAGCCAAAACGTGCCTGATTGGTTTTTGTTAAGGCTACCAGCAAGCGTGTCCCAAATACTGCCAGACTCAGAATTGCAAGCGGCTCGGTCTCAGTTAAGCCAAGACCAGTACGACCAAGAGTATGAATGCAGCTTTGATGCGGCTATCCTTGGTGCGTTTTTTGGTCATGAAATGCGCTTGGCTGATGATGAGGGTAGGATTTGTGAGCTGCCGTTTGAGCCTGAGTATTCGGTTTACACGGCATGGGACTTAGGTTACCGAGACGACACTGCCATTTGGTTTTATCAGGTAGTGCGGGGTGAGATCAGGGTAATGGACTACTACGCTGTCAGCGGCGCAAGCATTGAAGAAATCTGCGATGCGGTCATAGCCAAGGGTTACCGATACACCCGCCACCACCTACCGCATGATGCTAGAGCCAAAACTTTGGCCTCGGGCGGTAAGTCGATTGTTGAGCAATTGGCGGCACATCTGGGTGGCATGAGCAAGCTGGCAATAGTGCCTGAGATTGGCATACAAGACGGTATCCAAGCGGTGCGAATGATTCTGCCCATCTGTTACTTTGATTCCAGATGCGATGAGGGCTTGGAAGCGTTAAGGCAATATCAGCGGGAATATGATGAGGACAAGAAAACTTTTCGTCAAACTCCACGCCATGACTGGTGCTCACACCCCGCAGATGCGTTTAGAATGCTTGCAGTAGCCTATAGACAAGAAGCAAAAGATCAGACACCGCCCAAGGGCAAGACCCTGCAAACCATCACATTGGATGAGCTGTGGGACTTTGAAATGCAACATAAAGAGGAACGCATATGAGCCAGCCAGTAGCAGAAGTCGGTGGATATAAAAACATCACCAGCACAGGCGCAGTCAGCACAGGCCCTTGCCAGTTGATTGGTTTTTACGTTAACAGCACAAGTTCAGGCACTTTGGTGCTTAAAGATGGCGGCTCTAGCGGTACTGTAATGAGCGGCACGATCACGCCTGCGGTTGGGTTTCACCGATTTCCTGCCAACGTGGGGTCAAGCCTACACGCAACCATTGGCAGCACAATAGATGTGACGTTCTTCTTCTCTAGCGGAAACTGATCATGTACGAAGAAAACGGCGCATATGAGGGCGAAGACCCAGGCCCGTACTGGCATGACCAGATTGAGACCGCCATCAAGATATTTGACAAATGGGAGAAGCGCGGCTTAAAGGTTGTCAAGCGGTATCGGGATGAGCGTGATGCCATTGAGATGCCAAGGATGAAGTTCAACATCCTGTGGTCAAACATTCAAGTGCTGTTCCCTGCCCTTTACGGTCGCCAAGCCAAGCCCGAAGTGTCACGCCGATACATGGATCAAGACCCTGTGGGTCGCCTTGCATCCACAATGCTTGAGCGTGTCATGGAGTACGAAACCACGCAATTCGGTGACTTTGACGCTGCCATGTCTGGTGCGGTGCAAGACAGACTGTTGCCTGGTCGCGGTACGGCATGGATTCGATACGAGCCTGTGATCGTCAATGACCGACCTGATGATGACGGCGTATTAGATGAGACCGAAGAATCACAGGTTTACAACACCGTGGAAGACCCGACAGAGCGCATTGATGCGGCTCACAGCCCTATTGATTACGTTTACTGGTCAGACTTTTTGCATTCACCGGCCCGAACATGGGATGAGGTGTGGTGGGTGGCTCGCGCTGTCTACATGACCAAGGAGGAGGGTGTAGAGCGCTTTGGTGACGTATTTAACAACGTCAGCCTGACCAGCTCAAACACCGACATGGACGGCAAGAATCCATTGACCGCCAAGATGACCTACGACAAAAAGGCGATGGTCTATGAGATTTGGAACAAGCGCACGGCTAAGGTTTGCTGGATTGCCAAAGGTTATCCACAAGCGCTAGATGAGCGTGATGACCCGCTAGAGCTAGAAGAATTCTTCCCATGCCCTAAACCGTTGATGGCAACCACCACCACCGGCACAATGATTCCTGTACCTGATTACTGTGAGTACGAAGATCAGGCGCAAGAGTTGGATAATTTGACGCAACGCATTTACCTGTTGACCAAGGCTTGTAAAG